CAGCTTCTTTTTTAATAATTATTCCACAATTTGCAGGTATTGCTAAGCTTGCAGTTCTTGTTGTATTATCACTAGTATCTAATAAGTGTATAAAACCTGCATCTTGGTTTTTTCTGTTACAACAATAAACAATTGGTGAATTACTTACGTTTGTTTTATTTCCTATTAAATCTGCACTTACTGCTAATCCTGATGGGTCAATAATCATATTATACTCCTGTAAATAATCTTGTTACTTCTACTCTATATTTTGCGTTAGCTACTAAAGCTTGAATTTTTAATTTTGTATTACATATAGTAAGTTCTTCATATATACCTACTGCAGTTCCTGTACCTTTTGGATACAAAGTTTGACAAACTGCACCACTACCATCTGTGTCGTTAATTATTCTTAAAGGAACCGTTGAATCACTTGATATAATAATATATCTTGTATCATTAGGTACACTAATTTCACTTGATAGAGTTGTACCTGTTAAATTTTCTGCATGAATAGGTTCTAATTTATTTAATCTTGCTATTCCGTTTGGCATATTACACCCTATACTTTCTAGTTAATTCTGCTATTTTCTTTGGTTGTTTTACAAATTGTTTTCCTTTTGCATCACCTTTTGCTTTTGCTCTATTAGTAGATGCTATTTGTGATTTACTTAATGCTTTCCATGCACTATCAGGTAAGTATCTTTTCTTTCCTTTACTAGGACTTCCATCAGAAGTTCTCCACTTCTGTTGTCCCCATTTACGTAACATAGTTTGTGGTTTTCTTAACGCTGACATTATGCCTCACTTAGTAAAGTTTTCTTCTTACCTTTACGTAATTTTTTAAAATCAGCACCTGTAATTTTATCTCTTGGCTCTGATATTCTTGCTAGTTTTTTTTGTTTATCTGTATATTTATTAAATGGCATTATTTATACCCTCCACCTTTAGCTTTGTACATTCTAGCTAACATCTGTGCTTTACGAGCAGACCATTGTCCTGCATTACCACCTTTGCTACCTGCTTTAATTCTATTAAATAAAGTCTTTCTCATTGTAGGTTTTGTATAATTACCTGCTTTATTTACTGTACTCATAACTCCTCCAATCTTTTCTCAATAAAAGTTATTCTCATATTTTGTTCTACATCTAATGGTAATATTCCGTCAGACTCCCATTCATCAATCCACGTTGCATTAGCTTTTATATCATCAAGCATTCTAACTTGCTCATGTTCAAGTAACATAATACGTTCATCAACATGAAAATAACCAATAACGGCAATAGCAACACCACCTATAATAGATAACAGATTACGCAATGGTATCGTAATATCTGTTCCCTCACCTATTTTAAAATCTGTATCAGGCATAATTTCTACATTTCCATTTTCTTAATGCTAATAATTTTCTAGTTGGTCTGCCTTTACTATCTTTCAAAGCACCTTTCATACCACTCATTCTTGCACAAAATGATTTACGTCTTTTTGCATCTCTTGTGCCTCTTCTTACTTTACCTGTAACAGGACGTTGTAAATTACCACCAGTAGCACGATTATATTTATCTCTACCTTTTTGAGATAATCCACCTGTAGGGTTCTTATCTGCTTTAACCATATTAACTACAGTTCTTTTTTTCTTTGGTCTGTTACTCATTCTTTTAATTTTTTCTTAATGCTTACTACTAAGTATATTATAGTTAATATTGCTACTAATGCTGATAGCACTGCATTTACTGTGGATAGTGTTATACTACTTATAAATCCAATGACCCCTACTGTTGTTTTTTCTATTATCTCATTCACTGTATCTCTCGAATTATGGTTAATATTTAATAAAACTCTTAAATGGTCATGTCAAGATTATTCTTAAAATAAGTTACCTGATGACCCTCCTCCTCGTCTGTTACTTTGATAAACGCTAGAACCTATCCCAAAGAACTCAGGAATTGCTAACATAGCACCCTCTGTAAGAGTAAGTTCATTCATATAAGCGTCTCTAACTGTTTGTAATATAATTGGTGTTACTGCATCACCAAGTGCTCGTGGCACTGAAATATCTTCTCCTGTAACCCAATCTTCACCATATAGTAATTCATGAGTAATACCAACAGGTGGAGATAATTTGTATTGAAAAAATTGTGATACGTTTGCAACATTACGATTTACAATGTCATCATCAACACCATATTTAATTGCTCTTGCTATAACTCTCATTGGTTGTTGAACACCACCCCAAATATCCCATCGCATATCATCTATTTTAATTTTACCCCAATCTGCTTCTTCAGGGTCTTCTTCTACTTCTGCACCTGCTAATGATGCTAATGCTAATATTACTGCACCTGTACCTAAGAACGCTAACCAAGTTGTCATTAAGTCTTGTCTTAACTCAGGATACTTTGTATATTTATATATTGATGATGGTGCTACTTGTATTCTTGATGCAGTAAATCTTGGTGAAAAGAATATCGCAGATAAGTAATCAGTTGCACCTGATAATTTTCCTAAGTCACCTCTACCTGTTGCAATATTAACAAAGTTCATAAATGACTCTTGTGCTTCTATACTTAATACTCCTGTACGTTGGTGTCTTTCTAAGAAATCTACTGCTACACCAACTCTTAATAAGTTAATATATCCAACATAATGTCTTTCTGACATTTGTCTTATTTGTCTAAATACAGGTATTCTATCGCCTAAGTTAGAAGAGAAATATTCTTCACCTTGAGTTATTCCACCACCTACTTCAGGTAAGAATAATCCTAGTGCTTCTAAATCATATTTTCTTGCTTGCTCTCTTACAAACAAATCTATTTCTTCAGCAGTTGTACCACTAAAGAATGACATAAACGATTTATTCCATTTATCTCTAAACGCAGGATTTTTTGCTAATAATACTGGTAAATATCTAGGTGTTAATATTAGTCCTTGTCTAAGTATTGCTGACATATCTGCCATTGTTAATGCTAAACGAGGAAAACCAATAGCATCAGCAATTTGATATTTATATAATTGATATTCTTTGCCTGCTATTTTAATTGGCTTACCAACTTTATTTTTTTCACTACGTTGAGTTATTTTTCTTAATCTTGTATTTATTTTTTCTTTTAATGCATTACGTTTTTTAGTTAGTTCTAATATTTTTAAAGTCTTAGGTCTAGATTTCTTAGGTTTAAGTAATGTACTATAATCTTCTTCATCAATAATTCTTTGTAACTCTTCTATTTCAGCTTGCAATCTAAGCATTTGTTTTAGTTCATCTAGTTCTGCTAATGCTTCTTCTACAAGTTCTTGTCTTTCACCTTGAGGTATATTCTTTTTACTAAATGTAGCAGTTGTATTTTTTAACTTTTGTATCTTTTGTCGTATAATATCTAAGTCTTGGTCACTGACAATATTAGTGACAGACAGTGACAATGTTTCTAATGTTTCTTGTAGTTTATCTAACTCTTTTATAAATTGATTTACTGTTTTTATACTTGTTGTTTTCTTACTAAGATTAAATAACTCTTTTGCTATTTTAGAAACACCAGTTTCTGCATTTGCAGATATTTTAATTAGTGATAATACTGCAATATACTGTTTTCTTAAATCATATGCAGGCAATGTATTATTAGCAATAGCAGTTAATATTTGTTGTCTAGTATAATCTTCTCCTAATACATCTTGTATACCTTTTACAATATCATCAACAGAAACTCTAATTCCGTCTTCAACACCATTTAATATAATTCTTTCAGCAAGTCTTGCTATAAATACATCTTCTCTACCTTTATAATTTGATAAATCTAAAAACCCTGTTTTAAATCTATCATCAGCAACCTTTTGTTCTTTACCACCAAATACGCTAAATATTTTTGCACTTACTTTACCAACTTGACTTGATATATCTTCCCAACCTTTTGCTAATTTTTCTCTAAACTTCTTACCTTTTTTACCTGTTTTATTCGCCTCATTATCTACAAAGTCTACATAATCATCAACTTGGTCTTCTACAGTTGTATCTACTGCATCATTAACATCATCTATTTCATCTTCTACTTCTTGTACATCTTTAAATACATCATTAATAAAATCAATATCTTCTTGTGTTATAGAACCACCTAATGCTGACATAGCTTTTCTTACTATTTCTTCAAAGTTTGATGCTCCTGATAACCATCTTCTTGTTATTAATGTTGTACCACTTATACTTCCTATAACAATCATAGCAGAAGCTAAGTCATCTATTCTTTGAGATACATTATCTAATTGTGCTTGTGTAGCTTCGAGTTCATCATTATCTGTAGAACGTTTTTGTTCTAGGTCTTTACGTAATTGTTTTTGTGTTTGCCTTAAAGCACCCATAACTGCACCTATACCTGCTTGTATGGTTGCATTAATTCTAGCTTCATCAGGATTAGATAATATAATGACTGCTTCTTTAAGCATGTTTTTAGCCAGTATATCAATTCTAAATTCACCATCTGCATCTCGACCAAACAAATCTATAGCATTTTGTAATAGT